ATTCCCCGGCAACTTTGGCATCCTTCTTGACCGGACCACGCTGAGCCTTCTCCATCTCCTGACGGCTGGGTCGCTTCCCCTTGGCGTAGTCGGCATTCGCCAGCGCTCTACCGATAGCTGAGGTTTCTGCGTTTTAAAATGCGGCAGTACGGTTGGCTCCCGCACCTCCCTCAATCTCAAACGCCAACCCGGTAGCCTTGGGGCACCTAGCGTGCTGGTCATCGTGGTCGATAAACACTTCAGCCCGGACCACAAAGTAGCCCTTGGCTCGGTCATCGTCAGTCGTCATCTCGTAGGTAACGATGCGCCCATCTGGGTGGTCGTTGTAGAACGCACGGATGCGGTCCTCTACGAGTTCATACTCATCAAGGTTGAACTGTGGCATTGCTTTTCCTCCATTCGAGTAGCCGGTCAGCTACATCTATCAGTTTGCTTATCTCTTGCTCATCCCGTTCAATCCAAATACTCTTTGGCTCGAACCAAGCGGGAACCATGACACCATCCACCTCAGCTCGCAGAAGCCAAGCGAATCGGCATCTTTGAGCCCCGGTACAGAATAGTTGCCATTGGACTTGCCTCCGGTAATGTATGGGAATGTATTTCTCCTCACCCCAATCCTTGCCGGTGGTCTTGATTTCCGATATCAGATGATGGTCCAGGGATAGCCCATCGGGTGTAGCCATATACCGGTTGTGTTCCTCGGATGCTGAGATAAGCCAGTCGTTAGGCATAATCTCGAACTCATCTTTCAGGAACTGTGCGATAACTGACTCCTGCTCCACACCAAAGTCAATGTAGGCGTTGCCTTCGATGACCTCGGATGGGGCACGGTGGATAGTTTCATTCTCGAACCCCTTGGGCGTGGCGGACCGGGCAACGGTAGTCGCTGTGACTCCCATCTCTCTGGCGTCCAACCAGGCTTGGCGATTCTGTGAGGAACTGGCGATGAAACGCCTCACGGCAATCAAAATAGTTCCTCGGGAATGAACTTGGCTAGTTCCACTTTCATTTCGTGGAACCCATCCTCGATGCTCCGGGTATGGGTCACTAGCACGGTAGAGGCACGCTCGGGTCGCCCCACATCCCTGTTGTGCTCGTAGTTGAGCAACTTGAACGTGAAACGGTCACCGTCATGCTCTAGGCGCACTTCCCAGGTCCCAATGAACTTGGCTACAGCTTTGCTTCTCTCCGCATCCTGCTGTCTTGACCTATGCACTTTTGCCTCCGAACATACGCTCTCGGACACCTTTGCTAGTTAGCTCCCAGACAATCGCTTTGCGACCACTCTGGGTGGTTGTGCGCTTGCCGGAATCGCGGACCATCCCACGCTCGACAAGCTCGGACCGGCGGGAACGGATACCGGACTCAGAAGCATAGGGCGCAGTCTTATACGCCCGGTATGCCTCTATCAGTTCGTGGTCCGGTCTACCTCGCTTCAGACAACTCAGAATGAACGACTGGGTTTTAGTCACATTCTTCACGCTCTCAGCCGCAAGGTCGCTGGTAACTGGGTCCGTATTCCTTGCTCTAGGCATCTTCTTCACCTTCCAGTATCTTTTCCAGAAGCACTTCACGGAGTAGGTCGTTCTGCTCATCGGACAACCCCGTGACTATCAAGTGGTCTTCAAACCAATCAGCCATTCAGACCACCTCCAATGACATAGCCGAGCACAACGCCCAGCCCAAAGGCACAAAAATAGCCCACGACCATCAAACTTATGTCGCGGGCAAAGAACACCCAAACTGATTTGGGCTTTTGGTATGTCTCACGTTTCCGTGAGTCACGCCGGGTTGGGTAGCGGTCAGGTTCTTCTACCTGTAACGCTATTTCCAGATTCTTGTAGTAACCCATTTTTCCTCCTAGGTATCTCGGGTTTCCCCAATCCTATCTCGGACCGCCGACAATCTCGGCTTTTCCCGTCTAGTCCGCTAGACTAGTTGTAGGGAGTGACTTACTCCCCTTAAAGAATGGAGAATGAAATGTCAATACACGATGAACTGGTGGCGATTCAACGAGCGCAAGAAAATGCGTTACTCGTTGAGTTTCACCGCAGGCTGAAGTCAATACTGGATGAGGAAGCAGTTTGGATTGCTAACATCCAGGACATAATCAACCACATCGTTGATGAGATGGTCCCCAACCAGCCCAGACCTACCGCCACAATGTGGTTGGCTTGGGATATGCCGGACCCCAACCGTTGGGGAATCGCAATGGAGCACAACGCTGAGATTGAGGACCGGATGCGGTTGGGTCTCTGGATGGCTTACTCGAACTTTTTGAGCGCTTATGACGTTACCGGTATTTCGGTGATGGTCCATGAGGGCACAATGCTCGAAGTGGAGGACAGCCTCCAACGCCGGGACCTGATAGGTGCAACCATTTACGACAATGGCGCGAAACACTATGGGGTTCTCAATGCCTAGCAACCTACAGGAATGGTCCATACTAGTTGGCTTCATAGCCATCTGGTGGCTAATGGCGCTCTACGGATAGGAGACACAATGATGATAGAGCAGAAGAACCAACTGGCGAAACTGGCGCTATTCCATACCTCACGGACCACGCTTGAACAGCGTATCGTGCGGTTCAATGAGATAGTCCGCCAGGAAGTGCTATACGCCCACTCGATGGGCATAAGTCAGACCGACATTGCTAACGCACTTGGAGTGTCTAAGCAGAGAATCTGGCAGATAGTCAAACAACACAAAGTGAAGATTGGAGAAGAATCATGATAAACGCAATACAGGTGACACCCGCTGGCTCGGCAATCCACGTTGAGATTGACGGGCTCGAAGATATGCAAGACGCAGTGGATGGTCTCATTGAGTTCGTCTCAGACCCAGACGATGAGTTTGAGGTTATCGTCAATGAAGATGGTCTCGCTCTGAATCTGGAGGTGAACACTCTGGCTAGTGTGATGACTGGTATCAGATTGGTCGGCACGGTACTGTTCGTTGGTCGAGCAGACAGGGGTGGCAATACTACCTCGGTCCCCAAGGGAGTCATGGGAATGCTACACCAAGCGAATATGCTCCTTGAGATGGCGGGCAGACCAGTCGGGCACCCCAGTTGGGAGCAAGTCCAATGAGAAAGACACTACCTTGCCGAGACTGCGAAGCACCGGTAGATGCTGAAATCCATGAGGAAGAACTGGGTTTCTGCGAGTCCTGCTCTGATGACTATTGGGGGCACACTGGCGCTTACGCTGACTAACTGAATACGAACGTATGCCCCTGGGAAGAATCTGGAGGAAGAACCAGGGGCATACTCGTGTCTAGTCTACTACTGGCAACCCTCGCAGTTCACCAACTCTGCCGGGTCCACCGGGCAAGAATACCCGCCGACACTTTCCATCAAGTCCAGGTTAGACATTACTCAGCCACCTTCTTGTCATAGGTGATAACTGAAGTCAGAAGCGACATGAGCGCAGACAATGCGGTCACAGAGAGTAGGTTCACCCAGTCCACCTCAAAAATACCAGTGACCCCTACCCCGATTGTTGCGATTGCTGTCTGTGCCGCCGTTTTCAATGCTCGCTCCCCTGCAAAGCTCCAATACTTGACCCATTTATCCATCCTGATTTTCTCCCATCTGCTTATGTAATCTGACATCCTCGTAGGTCGCCCCACCAATATAGCTGGTGAGAACAAGAGTGATTAGAGCCACCCCGCCCGTAATCAAATCTGGGGACCCCATCCGGTCCGAGAACACCGCCACGGTCCCAGCAAGAATCATAAACAGACCAGCGCCAATTCCGGTCCAAATAATACGACGGCGCACCGCCCACGATGGTTTCCCCATCTACGGAATAAATCTGGTAATGAAAGGTACGATTGCGGCAACGAATGACGCTACAGCCAGCATTTGCCAAACCCGCATCTCCACCTTGCGGAGACGGTCCTCATGGTCCCGCAACCGTTGCTCGACATCATCGAGCTGGTCGTTCAGGTTTGGAAGCTGGTGTGAGAGCTTCTCCAGCATTGACTGGATTTTCTGAACCTGCAAGTACAGCTCCTTCATGGTGATTCGGGTGGAGGATTCATCGGTCATTACTAGTACACCTCATTCAGGTAGGACTGTAATGCTTTGACGAGTGCCCTATCTTTACGCCCAGTGATAGCACCTTTGTAATACCCTTTGGCTGACAGCATCGTGGCTAGGGCATACCAAGTATTCTTACCTAGTATCCCATCCTCGACCAGCTTGCGGGGTCCACCCGCACTACTAAAAAAAGGCATCGGGTCCACCGTATCTCCCCAACGGCGTGACTTACGAACCTCAAAGTGCAGGTGGGGACCCGTGGAGGCTCCAGTATTTCCCGATAGGGCGATTACCTGCCCCTGGTCTACTTCGGCTCCCTGAGATAGGGGTGAGGGCTTCTGAAGGTGATAGTAGACGGTGTATAGGTCCGGCGCGTGCTTCAGGATGAGAGTAAACCCACCAGACTTGCTGTCACCTTTATGGACCACTTGACCGTCAGCCGGTGCTTTGATGAGCGACCCGACAGGCAAAGCCACATCTACGCCGTGATGAAAAGTGCGCTTGCGGGTAATCGGGTGAACCCGGGGACCGTAGGGTGAGCGCTTATTGACCGAATAACCATCTGGCCAGGGAATCTGAAGTTTCATTAGGCACCTGGTTCCTCGACTGCGACCCAATCCCCAGCATCCTCATCCCAGGTGTAAATACCACCATCATCAGGCATCGGAACCGGTGCCACCCATAGGCAAGTGTCCTCATCGAGAACCCAGGAAGCGTAAGGTGTTGGCGGAATGAAAGCATCGCGGGTTTCATCATACGAATAACCAATACCCGCATAGTTGAACCGGAGTGCCTTGGATTGGTCATCGCTAGGGACACGAATGCCGTCATCATTGGTTGTGTAGTGAACACCGGCGCGAGTGTTATAGCTTGTCTGAACCCAAACACCGCCGAGCGTTTCCGCCAGCCAGTCGCCCATATCGTCATTAGCGGCAACTACCTGGGCAACCGAGCCAGTCTCACCTATTTGTGCAAAGTGCCCCATTATCCAACCCTTACTATTACAATACCTGAACCGCCAGAAGCCCCAGTGGTGTTGCTGGCACCGTAAACCCCACCGCCACCACCTCCAAGATTGGTTCCGCCGTTTGTTGGAGTTGAAGCTGCTCCAGCGCCTCCGCCACCTGTTCCCCCTGAGCCTGAAGTAGAACTACCACCCCCACCGCCTCCGCCTCCGCGAGTAACAGACGAGCCGGTAATAGACGAGGCCGCACCATTTCCGCCATTGCCCCCCGCAGTGCTTGTGGCGTTTGAGCCTGTTGCCCCAGCGCCCCCACCGCCACCTCCGGCGTCATTAGCCGCATCTCCGCCATCGTTCCCAATTGGTGAAATACCATTTCCGGCAGTCCTAGTTGCTCCAGTGTTAAACCCCCCAGCGCCACCTCCTGAACCGCCGTTCTGACCAGCGTTGCTCCTCGCACCAATATCAGGGAAATCATAGGATGCGTTACCACCGCCACCTCCGCCAGGACTAAAAAAATCACCAATCCTTGAAGTGTTACCGGAAACA